ATTTTTGGGTAGGCGATAAGCATTATAGAATTCCCAAACCGTTTGAGGTAGGTGCGATTTTCAGTTCAGCTTTTGAGGCTGCTGCTGAAACCATGACAGATGAGGAAGAAATAGGATTCTTTCTTGACTTCATGTATCACATGGGCAGAGATACTTTTGCGCTTAATCCTACGCCTCAATTAGTCAAGCCGTTAATCGAACAATGGGCAAATAAGAGTTTCTTTACCGGCCGGCCGCTTGAATCCGAAAGGCTCAAAAAGAAAATTCCAGGAGAAAGGCATGATCCCTGGACATCCGAAACCCTTAAACTATTAGGCGAGAAGTGGGGCATTCCTCCAAAGAGGGCTCAGGCCCTCATAGAAGGTTATCTATCAACAGTGGGAACGTTTGCGCTGGGGATAACCGACATTATGGCATATCAGATGGGAGACTTCCCTTCAAAGCCAAAGAAACAGATTGACGATTATCCTTTAGTGGGAAGTTTTATCAAGGAAACCGGCCCGCAGAGAAATACCAAACACGCTACAAGATTCTATGAAACTATGCGCGAGATAGATCAGCTTGTAGGCACAATAAATGATTACAAAAAAACAGGCGATATTGATAAAGCCCGTAAATTGCGGGATAGAAACAAAGAAAAGCTTGCATTAATGTCGCGCATGAACAGTATCAGGAAAAGCCTGAGTGATATAAATGTGAGAATAAGGAAAGTATATAATTCCAAGACATTAACTCCTAAAGAAAAAAGGGAACGACTTAACACGTTAATAAAAAGAAAGAATGATAAAACAAAAAGGGCCTATGAATTGATGATGACAAAGCGGGAGCAAAAACAAAGACTACTTTCAATTCCTGCAATATCATACACCAAAAAACCTTTAACACTTAAAGAGGCATACAAAATAAAATAAGGAGAAAGGAAGATGCAACTATTACCAAGAAATACTGACAGATGGTTTTTCACCGGGGCTAAAACCATGAACGGTACTTTTAACAATGATGATACCGTTATTGGCGACAGCGTAAACCCGCCGTACACAACGACTCTGCCTGATACGGCTCACGGTTTAATAACGAACAGCCTAACGTATGTAGAGGACACCACAAACTACAACGGGTTAAGGAAGATCAAAACCGCGACCACAAACGCCATGTTGGTTTACGCCAAGTATGTTGCTGAGGAATTGGCCGGAACCGAAACCTGGAAAACCATGTTCACCTATGACATGTGGATGCAGGGTGAACTTCGACCAGGACCCCCTTTTGAATTCTTGGGATTTTATCTCACATTGGATGCTGCAGCAGCTACGGCTTCGGAAGAATTCACCATTACAATCGATGCGGCCAGGGGTTCTGCATGGGACAATCGGATTTATACCAAGGATATGAACACTATCCAATGGATAAATTATATGTTCGATGAACCAAGACCATGCGACCCGGGCGATAAGATCGACTGTAGGTTTGCAAATGCAAATACGAACACCTGGGGCCTTACTTTATTTACCCGGCCATCAGTGTAAGAGGATACCATGAAGGATGTATTGGATGGCATTTCGGCTTATATGGGCATAGTAGGCGGGGTAGACCTTGCTGGGGCAGGTGAAATTATACTTAACGGTATTGATCAGGAGCTTATTGAGGATTTTACCACCTATACCAAGACCGATATTCCTGGGAAACTTACAATTGTACCCAATAAAATTACACTTGGGAACGGTGATCGAGATGAGGATTATTATGTCACCAAGGATTTCGGCGCAGGGTATTTTAAAGATTTTGAACATTGGATTGATGTTAATGTTACCGCTATGACCAATGATACGTCGTCTGCCTTGTTTTTTTGGGCATTAAGCAATATAGATGACGACCTTCAAGATATAATAGATGCAAGTGGAGATGCCCTATATGTCAAAACAGACTACGTAACTACACCCGGGAAATTTCGCATACAAGCAATTGTTATTGCTGGAGGTGTACGCACAGCAATAACTGGGTCAGTGCAAGGTCCTACAGGCACTCCACTGTATGTTGCTGTGAATAGAACGGGGACGACCATTACTGTTGAAATCTATTCCACACCTGCATTAAGGACTATTGGAGGGGCAGGCGATGTAGAGACTATAACTGGGACTTCGGGGAATACAACTTTTAGATATGTTTATGCGTTAGCTTCTCGGAATTCGAATAGGGCAGCGAAAGACATCTCCGGCACGGTAAGCAACCTTTGGATACGAGAAAGTTAGGAATAAACAATTAAGCGGATAAGAGATTAATGAAGCCTCTTGGGTTATCCATAGAAGCACGAAAACGATCCGGACACTGGTTCTGGTACACCGGTAGGCAGAAATATCTTCATGCCAAACCCTCAAGGTGGCACAAAGACCGCCGTAGAGGATGGAATGTGGATTATTTTGACCGTGGCAAATACAACCATCTGAAATGGAAGGATGTGGATTACGGCAAGGAAGTTCCATTCGCGGTTAAGTTTGATTTCGGTATCGGCACCTGGCGCTGGCATAATGACAAGCATCCATTCTTGCTCGGTGGTGCATGGTCGTGGATCTGGTTGCCGTATTTTTACATATCGATTCATTGGAACAAATTTGATTTTCAGTTTGGATTTGTCACATATATAATGGACAAATTTTCACAGGGGATACCACAACAGGGTCGAAATGACCCTAAGTACAGGGCTATTTATCCACGTTTTATTAGGTGGGGCAAGGCTAAAGAGGCCGGAAATATTTATGTAAAACCTATTTGGAGATACGATAATGACTGAATTGATAGACGGCGTACCTCAAGGTGGTGGCGCTTCAGAATTTACGGAGCTTGACGATACCCCTGCTGCCTATACTGGTGAAGCCACCAATCTTGTTGCAGTTAATGCTGGTGAAACTGCGCTTGAATTCGTAGTCGCGGCCGGAACCGGTGACGTAACTGCTGCCGCGGTTATGACAGACGACACTATTATTCGTGGAGATGGTGGCGGCAAGGGTGTTCAGGATACTGGGATTACCATTGATGAATCCGATAATATGGCAATGAATTCCGGCAATATTTCTGCCGTGGGAACTGTTGACGGTAGGGATGTCTCTACTGATGGCAGCAAAACGGATGGCATAGAAGCTCTGGCCGATGTTACCGATTCCACCAATGTTAATGCAGCCGGCGCTGTTATGGAGGTTGATTTCAATGCTCAAACCATCCTTGCAGCTACCGCCGATGATACTCCTGCGGCATTAACCGTAACAGAACAAACCCTGGTAGGCAGACTGACCGGTGGAAACATTGCGGCCATAGCCCTTGGGATCTCCGATAACAATATTGTTCAGATAGATGGAACTGCCAATGATACTGAATGGGCGATCTTTAATGCTGCCGGATTAGAGGGTTTGACGGATGCCGAGGCAATGGCTGCTTTAAGTGGTGCCGCTGCCGCCGCATTTGCCTGGAACAGTCAAAACTTAACTGGTGTTGGCACGATTGATGCTGTATCTCTCGCCACTTCGACGGCCACACCGCTGCTTCTAACAAACGCAGAACTGGTAAGCATAGCCCTTACCGTCCAGACAGTAGCAGGAACAACGCTAACCATTCCTGATTTTGCCTCTGTGGTTGACGAGTTTACCTTTAAAACAAAATCACAGATAATGAGCAATAAAACATTTGTTGCTCCTGTTTTGGGAACACCGGCATCTGGCGATCTTTCTAATTGTACGAATTATCCTGCTGCTACACCCGCTGCACATAAAGATAGTCACGATCCCAATGATGGTTCAGACGCCCTGGATACTGCCAATGCTGCTGAAATATCCGTTGTGGTTGCTGCTGGTACTGGAACATCTCATTCATTTGCGAGGGCTGACCATGTGCATGCCATCAATCATAGTATTGCGGATAACCATCTTGCAACGTATGACGGGACTCATAATAGCGGGGAGATTGTTCGTCTTACAGCAAGCGGACTAGAGGGCCTTACCTATGCTGAAACCATGGCAGCACTTAGCGGACAAGCCGCTGCCGCATTTGCATGGAATAGCCAAAACTTAACCGGTGTGGGTACTATTGGTTGTGGAACTATCACATCAACCGGAAATATTGTTGTAGCAGATGCCGGAACTATTGGATCAGCCTCAGACACGGATGCCATAGCAATATCGGCGGGCGGGGATATTACCCTAACTCAAGACATTATAATGGCAACAGGTAAATTAATTGGCACAGCGGGCAATCTCGACCTGCTTACCATATCCGACACCTTGCTTACTGTTGATGGTGGCATAGTTACTCAAACAGTTTTATTCGACAGGGTGCTTGCTGGCGGAAACGGAACATGGAGTGGAATTACAAAAACAGGCGTAATTGGGTATGCTAGTGCAGCCGTGGGAGACTGGGTTTTTCTTGATAATACCGTTGACCGCTGGGAAAAAACCGATGCAGACGCGGAAGCTTCCGCTGGAGATGTTGATATTGGAGTCATAGTTGTTTCGGGTTCGTCTGATGGTGATGCTTGTACGGTATTAGAGTTCGGTTATCTTAATTTAACAGCATATAATTACACCAGCGGCGGCGATGCTTTGTATCTTGAAAGTGATACTGACGGCAACCCTGGGGCACTGAGAACAACAAGACCAAACGGAGTTGGCGATATTGTCAGAGTGGCAGCATATGCGACTGAAAACCCAGATGTAATTAAAATTAAACCTGGCAGTTCGTGGGTAGAAATAACTGCATAATATTTTTTAACCCGAGCAAAAGCTGGGTAGAAATAACATAAAAGAATCAATATGACACTAAAAACCGAAATAGACCGGGTGACCTTGGGGTGAAAAATGACAATAATATCAAGCGAAATAATCGAAGACCTACCGCAGAGCGACGGCACACGGTTTGTCGGGTTTAGATTCGTTTTTCATACAGGTGAAAATATAACAAGAAGGTTTTATGCTCCACCTGATTATGATGAAGAAGCGGAAATAATCTCAATGATACCTTTCGTTGAAGCACATATGATCGATGAGGAAGACGCTGAATTGATGGGACAAATAGAAGGTGCTAAACTGTCTGCCTTGACCGCACAGCCCGTACATCCTGAAACCGATACTTCTGCTGTTCGTGTGAAAAGATTGCACAGAAAGATATTGCGAAAAGTGATGAAGGAAAGAAATACAAGAACTGCACGAAGGGCTTTGTATTCAATTTGGCATTATCTGAAATTTGAAAGCGGATATACGGCACAGCAGATCGCTAATTATTTTGACATTTCGCTTGCAGTATTAGGCAGGGTAAACACACGCTTTCAGGCGATACATGATAATCTAACTTTCCTTGATGCTGATGAATCATATGTCGGGGAGGTGGAATAATGGCTATTCTTTTTGTAGATGATGGTGGTTCTAATACTTCCCCTTTTGACACATGGGTAAAGGCGGCAGATGGTGGCAACACCGGAGGACTAAAAGCGGCTTTAGCTGATGCGGCTTGCGTTGCTGGCAGTACGGTTTACATAGGGAATAACAGCACGACAACATACACGGCAGCAGCCACACTAATATCCCAAGGAACGCTTGCCCTGCCAGTAAATATTTACAGCGTTACGCAAGGCGATGAAACCACTTATAATATTGGAGCTATCGAAACGCTGGATGCTGGCGGCAGCGGAAAGGATCTGTTTTTCCAAGGCTTTGCTAATGTATATGGAGTACACTTTAAAAGTGGTGATGATTTAGCTGCCTCTGCCGCATCAAATCAGACATGGACATTTACAGATTGTCATCTTGAAATGTTTGGAATCAGGGGTACTGATGCTTTTTTTAATATTGGTTCTTTCGATGGAACGACATGGAAATTATTTAATACAGACATCACATTTGCCAATGCCGGGCAAGGGATTATAATGGGGGATGGCGATGTTTTTGAATGGAATGGCGGTACGTTAAGCTTTGACATAACCACCCTTGTTAAGTCTCACCTTCTTCGTGCTGGAAAGTTCAACGCCAGGAGTGTTGATTTAAGTTCTATGATCGGCGGGGCTATTTTTAATGGCTTTGGAGGATCATCGGATGAGGCTGGATTTTGTGGGGAGATAAGTAGTTGTAAATTAAATGCTACTCCACCCGTATTGGTGGTGGACACGCTTCCGGGCGTCGATGGGGTTTATCTTTCTATGATAGGCTGTGGTAGTGCGGCAATTCCTCAAACTCAAGTACATACAAGTCAAGGCGATATTTACCATGAAACTTCGATAGTTCGCAGCCAAACATATGACGGAACTAATAAATATTCGTATAAAATGATCCCAAACGCTAATGTCGCTTTTGAGACACCACTTCGGTATAAACTATGCTCCCAATGGATGGCGGCAGATCCTACTATCAAGGTACACATAACACATGATATTAACGGCGACGGTAGTGATGCAACGAATGATGAGATTTGGCTTGAGATTGAGCATCCTAACGATACCGTTCCAGCCTATAGGGAGTGGGACAGAACTTCACGAATGGCAACATTAGGATCACCCGCAGACCTAACAACCGAAGCGGGAGTTGACGGCTGGACAAACGGCGCAGGAACTTATAATTCAATCTCTGTAACGCCCAACAGCAGCGCCGGTGTTCATACGGTTTGGGTTTGTTCGGCTGTACCTGTTGCAAAGGTTGAAACGATTTATGTTGACCCACTTCTAACGGTGACGTAATGGCAGATACTTCATGGGGATATGTAATACCGGGGGAAGGAACTTATAACGACACCTCTCAAGACTTTGGGCCTGTTGTGCCTGGGGATGGGACTGTTAATGAGGGTGCGGCAGCCGGTGGCGGATGGGCGCATAAATTCTGCGGAGTTACATCACCAGGCAAGGTAGACGGAGTAGCAAATGCAAACATTGGAAAGGTAATGGGAGTCGCGATTTAACTTTATACGGCACACGGCCGATAAGGAATGTATATGTGGGAAACAATTGTTGTCAAAGGATTCAATACCATAGCTGCTGAATTAAATGCTCTTGGTATGGTAATATTCGCTTTATTCCTTTGGACCAAATATGAGCAATGGACACAGCGCAAAAGAATGGGCGTTGTTTTGGATGCAAAGGATGCATATAATAAGGAACTAACCAATAAAACACTGGCAATGGCTGGAACTGTATCTGATCTAACTGGAGTGCTTGAAGAAATTGTCAGAAGGCTGAGAGGTAAGAATGGGCTTTCTTAAAAAACTAAAAGATCGGTTTGTGGGCAACAATAATAATAGCGGAAAACAAGAAGATCAGGCTAGTGATACGCTAAAAGAACTTGACAACACTGTGATTGATGCTAGAGAACGAATTGATAAAATGCTTGAAGAAATGCGACAATGATTTGCGATCAATGTAAAAAAAAACCTATGTTCTTTATATAAAACTATGCCCGGAGTGCTTTGAAATGAAGGAAGCTATTAAAAAATTAAGACTAGATGAAGGCGAGCGCCTTAAAATGTACCAATGTACCGCAAAAAAGTGGACCATCGGAATTGGGCATAATTTGTCTGACCGGGGAATAAGCAAAGACGTTATGGAGCTTATGTTTTCAGAGGATGTTGTTGAGTGTCTTGATGATCTTCCTCAGATATTTCCTGGTTGGGATAATTTTTCAGAGCCCCGGCAAGGAGCATTTCTTAATATGAGGTTTCAGCTCGGTCATGGCCGGTTCCGTAATTTTAAAAAGATGATTGCGGCGGCCAACAGCGGTAACTGGAAAGAGGTAATAATCCAAGCCAAGGATTCGGAATGGTTCAGACAAATGAAGGCCGCTGGATCTCCAAGGGCATTTGATGTTATCGATCAGCTAAAGAGAGGGTAAAATGAGCTTCGATCCATTAACAGCAGGAATTGACCTGTTAAAACTGGGCATTCAAAAAGCCTTTCCTGATAAAACAGAAGCGGCCAGAATAAATGCACAAATTGAAGAAACCAGACAGACTGGCAATCTGAAAGAACTTGAAATCGGCATGAGCGCAATCGTGATGGAGGCCAAGAGTCAGGACAAATGGACCTCCAGGGCAAGACCTTCTTTTATGTATGTGATTTACTTTATGATTTTAATGAGCGTTCCGATGGGGGTATTGTCAGCCTTCAAGCCTTTAATGGTAAAGGCGATCATTGCCGGCATGAAGTTGTGGCTTGAAGCGATTCCGGGTGAGCTATATGCACTGTTCGGAGCTGGCTACCTTGGGTATGGTACCATGAGAGGCGTTGATAAAAAGAACATCCTACAGGCCAAGGAATCTGCTTTTGGTGGATTGGCGAAACTATTTAAGTAATTCCGGGTTCTCGAATTTATTGCCGATGATTTCAATATTTGCGGCATAATATGTTTTTATGTGAGGCCAATTTCCATCATTGTTTAAAATAAAATAGCCCGTATCATCTGCATCCCAAAAAATCTCACCAACGGTTTCGGTTTTTGCAAAACCTGTCCCTGTAAAGGTTGTGCTTATTGTAAACTTAACAATATCCCCCTCAAATATCTCCTTGCCGTTCTTGTCCTTGAGGCCGGTGTATTGCATGAGGATATAAGAATTACCTGCCTGTCCTATTGTCAAACCGCAGTTAGCACACATTGCCCACCCGCTACTTTTGTAGAAATTAATTTTAAATCTGTCGGGGCTTAACATTTCCTTTTTCTCTTTATTCCACGCTCTAAACTTAATCTCTTTCATTTGATTTCATTTCCCCTATAAACCTTGATATCGGCTCAAGCGTAACATTTCCAGTTTTTTCTGATGTTTTTGATGTAGGCCTGGTAGTCAAGATTAGGCGGTTCTCAGCCCGGGTGATCATCGTGTAAAAAAGCCTTCTTTCGGCCTCAATATCACCACTTTTAATCGCCTGTTTTGATGGTATTAAACCTTCGTTCGTTCCTGCTATAATAACGGTCGGCCACTCACAACCTTTTGCGGCATGTCCGGTTAATAACGTCAAAAGAGGCTGTTCCTCCTTCATTTCATCAGATATATCCCACGTCGCAAGGTGCTCCAAATATTCTCTGATATCTCCGTTGGAGTTCTCGTCTATCCAGGCTTGAACAAAATCTTGAATTTCACCAAAACTATCAGGGCTTGCGCTTCCTGCAAATCGTTCCTCTATTGCTGCCCTAATATATATCATGGTAGCTTTCAGTGTCCATCCGTGATCATCATGGGCGGTTGCAAAGTTAAATATGCCGGGCAGTTCTTGCCATGCTTGAAAGTGGCTTTGGTGTTTCTGGGAAGCCGTCACCCGAATTTCACCATATGTTTCACGTGTAACACCCAACAAATTATGAACAAGCAAAAAACTGAAATTATCGAAGGGGTTTACAATCAGCTTAAAAAATGCATGGAACCGGCGAAAGTCCTCCGAATTGGTCAAAGCGGTTTTCTTGCCGATATAAACATGATCGATTCCTTCTTCATCCAATAACCGTGATAGTTTTTGAAGGATACCATGAACCCTGCCCAGGACGGCCCTCTTTGTGTCCGGAGCATTCTTTATTATAGATTCAATAATTGTTACCAGAGATCCGCTATCAACATCGGGGATCTCGAGTATTTCTGCATTGGCGGGTTTAACTGGCTCCATTGTTTTTTCAAGCCGGTCGGTGTTGTGTTCGATCAATCGATTGGCAGCATTAACGATATTGGCATCTGATCTATAATTATTTTCGATTCGGTAAATGTCGAAATCCGGACCAAGGTTTACTAAATACCCCGGAACAGCACCTCTCCATTCGTAGATGGACTGATCTATATCTCCAACCACAAATAGGTCAGCCGGACATTCATCTTTGATCTTTCCAATAATAGTCCACTGCAACACATTGATATCCTGAATTTCATCAACCAGAAGATGTTTTGTGTGAAGATACTGCTTTATCCCGGCATCCAGCAAGGCAGAGAATCCTATGAGAAGGGAACCATATGTCAGGGCATTATTTTCTTTACATCGGAACATGAAGGCCTTGAAGATACCATAAAGCGGATCGCCGACCAGGGGCTCAACACCTTCGTTATAATAGGTGTTAAACATTGCATCGATCTTTCCTTTGGCCGGGGACCACTTCTTTTTCTTGTAAATCCCCATATCAATAGCAGTTTCTCTTAAGAGATACGTGCTTTCCCATTCGCTATAAACAGTGAGATTGTGAGGGTTTACGGTGACAAGCTCTCCAAACCGGCGAATAAGATTAAGGGCAATGCCATGCATTGTTCCAAGTGTGCAATTATACGCCTTGTTTCCAATACGTTCATGTAAACGAGTTTTTATCTCGTTAGAAGATTTTCTCGTAAATGAAAACGCGGTTATTTCGTAAGGACTTACTTTTTTTTCTTCGATTAAGTACGCTATTCTTTCAACCAGGGTTCTTGTCTTCCCGGCTCCAGCCCCGGCGAGTACCAATGCCTGGTTTGAAGATGTGCGCACAGCCGCATGTTGTTGTTTGTCTAAAGATATCATATCGCTACATGCCTCCAATCTACATTGTTTTTAATTCTCGATATCTGTTGTTGTGAAATTCTGAACATTTTTGCCACTATTCTTTGCGGCAAAACTTTATTTTTTGTAATTTTTCTAATCAGCCACACTTCGCCTTCTTTTAATTTGCTTGGCCCGCTATCTTCTCCGTTTGCTGCCTTCGAAAGTCCGGTTTCGTAAGCATGTTGAGAGTTTTTTGCTGGTGTTGTCCATTCAAGGTTGGGACGATGGGGGTTTCCCTTGTTCCCATCTTTATGATTGCATTGATATCCTGCTGGCTGAGGGCCAACAAAGGCTTTTAAAACAAGCGAGTGGACTTGGACAGAATATTTTTCCCCATTTCGGCAAAGAGTCAACCCTGGATATCCACGGCGCAAAGATGTTTTTAAAATTGTTCCGGCTTTTCTTATGTTCATGCTAACAGAATCTCTTATTCTTTTAACCCGCCCCATATCAGATACAGCATAATCAGGGAACCCCTCTATCGTTCTCCATTCCTCCATGACACCCTTCCTAAAATTAGAAAACCCCGGCCCGGGTGCGATGACAAATCCTGAAGACTTATCTCCCGGGGCAGGGTTATTCTCAAAATTAAGGTTAGAATTTGTCATCGCAATTACATTTTATGCTTAAGGGTGTATGGTGTCAAGTGTTATATCAAAACGGAATTTCTTCTCGGTCAGAACTTTGCTGTTGCTGCGATTGGGGTGGTGGTTGAGCCGGCCGATACTCGTCATCTGAATCGCCTCTTTGCCCCAACATCTTCATGGTTGACGCTATGATTTCAGTACTGTATCGCGTGGAGCCGTCTTTTTCATATTTACTTGTCTGAATTCGGCCTTCAATATATACCTGTCTTCCTTTGGAAAGATACTCTCCACAAACCTCTGCTAATCGTCCAAAACAGCAGATACGATGCCATTCTGTTTGTTCGCGCTTTTCTCCACTGGTTTTATCTTTCCAGCTTTCGGAAGTAGCGACACTAAATTTACAAATTGCGGTACCGGATGCCGTGTAGGTGACTTCCGGATCTTTGCCCAAATTGCCAACAATAATCGCACGATTTATCATATCTTCTCCTTTTGCATGTACTCGGTTAAGAAATCGATTACCAGCATTTCTGAATCGACATTACTGTTCTGTTCGATATAGGCTATTATGTTGTTAATAATCAGCATCTTAATTCCAAAAATGTTCGCGTCCACATTATCGTGGCAAGCCCTGCAAATTGAGACACACTGACTGTCTGGAGCCTTGATGCCGGTACCGCGACGGCCTAAGCCGACATGATGCGGTTCGCCACGGCCATGGCCATAGATGCAAGGCTGTTTCCGGATGAAGTCAAGGAACTTCTCTGATCGATATGCTTTGGTCTTTTGGTGTGGGAGAAATGGTTTCATTTCGACAGCTCCGGGTTTTCGTATACCGAACCAAGAATTTTAATTCGATCTATTTCATACAGGGCCGTTAATCCAGCCTCATTTTTATTTGCAAAACAGGAAAAGTGTTCATCGAACACAACTTCTCCCATTGTCGGTAATGGCGAATATTTTTTTAGATTTCCCTCAATAACATCCCCTTCCCATATCTCAACACCGCTTTCATCATTCCTGCCAGTTGGCAAGATTTTTGCTATGATTTCACAATTACCTGTTGTTATCCATGTTGGCCTTCTACCATCAAGCATCATTTCATCAGTCAATTCAACCTTAACTATTTCATCAAAATGAAGATTGCGGCAAACCCATGCAAATCTTATAGGTTTCATTTACGCCTTTCATCCATAAGCTCTTTGATACAGCTTGAAATATCTTTCAAGCATGCAGGGTTGAATACAGTTTCGGCTGCTGGGAAAAAGCAATACTGTCTCCATGGTCCGTACCATTTAATTTTTCCAAGGATGTAGCCGGATGATTCCGAAAGTACGTTCCAAATTTCGGTTTTCCCTGTCTCGCCAACTTTATTAAACTCTAAATACTGACTATTAACAGCCACGTTCATGTTTATATCAATCATCTTCAGCCTCTCCCTTCTCTGGAAACGTAATGTTTAAAAACTCAAACGCAAACTGTTTAACCTGCCCGATAAACTTTCTTTTAACAGCAACGCCCATGGTGGATGAATCTGAAAAGACGGAATGTGTCACGGTCATACCAGTTTTTTCATGCAGATAGCTTGCAAATTTAATTTTCATATTTAGGTGCAAGTCGTCTTTTGACAAGATCCCGGTTTCCTCTGATATGAGAGTCAATACCTGGGAAAAATAGTATCGCCTAAGATCATCGGCTATGGTGGGCTCTACCTCTTTGATTACGAAATAATAATCACCGTCTTTACGGCCCCGAATATCTTCGTTGAGTCTGGACCTGTCGTTAAGGCTCATTTTGCCGTTCTTTATTTTATTGTGGTGCTTGACTCTCATTTTTTTAGGTTAACGATATTCCATGTTTTGGCATCAATCTTTGCTTCCGGTTTGTGACATGAAGAAAGTAAGATCTGTGCCTTTTTTTCTTTCTCCAGTGTTGCTATAAGTTCAAGCAGACCACTATCGTCAACTTCTGCAGCTTCATAGGCAAGTATCACATGGTCGGAATTCTTCATCAATGCATAGGTCAACGCCTGATTAAACATTATTTCTTCTGATCCGGAAAGGCCGGCATGAGGACTAAATACAGACCCATCGGGTCCGGTTGAGAGGATACCGAATTTAACCTCATTTTCATCGGTTATTTCGATAATTGCATCCTTGCCTTCAGGCATAACTTCTTTCATGATCGCCTGCATGGACATCAGGGGTTCTTTGATTAACTGAGCCCTTTGATATTCGA